TTATAGACTAAATAGGGGGTTTTTAGTGAGTGCTTCTGATAGGTGATCTGGTGAGAAGTGAGCATAACGCATAGTCATTGTAATATCAGAATGACCTAAGATTTCTTTCAGTACCAATATATTACCTCCATTCATCATGAAGTGACTTGCGAACGAATGGCGTAATACATGTGATGCTTGTCCAGATGGTAAATCAAAGTCCATCGTTTTAAGTAGGTTCCAAAACGAATTATAACATGGCGAAAATAAAGCCCCTGACGTTGGTTGATATATTTCGTAATACAGTTCTTTACTGATAGGTACCGATCTATTCTTACCACTTTTTGTTTTGGTAAAGGTCACTTTGTATTTACTTAGTTGACTACCTTTAAGCTGAGCCGCTTCATTCCAACGCGCTCCCGTAGATAGGCATAGTTTAACGACCTTAATAATGTCAGGGTTTTGACGAGTAGCTAGGCTATCTAATAGGATAGTAATTTGTTCTTTTGTGAGAAAAGCCATCACATTATCTTTTTTACGAAACGGCTTTATATCTTTAAGCGGGTTAGGGGAGTGCCATTCACCAAGCTCTATAAGTTTATTAAAGATTGAACGGAGGTAGGCTAAATCTAGATTACACGTTGCAATACTTGCTGTTCCTCTATTCCATTTATCTTCAACAAATGAAATTTCACCAGATAGGCGTTTTTTTCTAAAATCTGAAAAGTGTTTACTTGTTAATCTAGAAGCTATTGGGTCATTCATTGCCTCAGCAATAAGTATTAATAAACTATAGATTTTTTCGCCATTAGAGAGTGTCATGCCATGAGCAAGTTTCCAATATTTAATTAAATCACTTAAACGTCGATTATCTTCTTTTTGACCAAGCCAAGGCTTATCCTCAATCTCCCGCATTGTAAAACGCTCAAAAGCGATAGCTTCTCCTTTAGTGGAGAATCGCTTGCGAATACGTTTACCTTCTCGCCCTTGTGGGTAACACTCACAAAGCCATGGGTTCTTGCTGCTGTCTTTTAGATTTCTGATTGCCATAACAAAATCATTAATACTGTTTTTATATACAGTATTATTTTTTGGGGAAAAATCAATGTTTGTTTATGATGAATAAAACAGAGAAGGTTTGATGCTGAGGGTTGGTTATGGTCATGTAAGGAAAGGTCAGCTACGATGTGCTGTAATTTAACGTTAAATATTTTATGTGTTCTGTGAAATATAAAAGCCCATGGGGCTATATCTGATATGTCTTGTTGTTTAACTCACCGCGACAAAATACACTATAACGATTAAGCACAATAAAGGTCGCGTAATATGGACTTTTGTGACCCATTATTCGAAATTTTAATCCTTACTTACAATTACGAATATGCTCATAATCATAATTAAAGAACTTTATCTTATGTTAGAAAAACAAATATACGCTCTAAATACAGATGACTTAGCACAACATCCTGTCTGGTTTTTTCCAAGGGATGATTCAGTTGAAGATGAGGAGTTTTCAGTACGACCTTGTTGTTTAACAGATGAGGATTTAATGAACTACCAAATAATTGTTAAAACTATTTTTACTGATTGCGAGGGGGAAGAGTACGTGGGATATATATATTGGTCCAATCCTCCAGAAATTGGATATATACAACCTGTATTATTTACCACGAAAGAAGACTGTATTAGTTTTTGGTATGGTATTAGAAAGCCTGATTGGGCTTCTCATGATATAGAACAACAATCGATGCGTTCCCGCTTTCCTATAACCTTTCGTTCAGACGGTTTTGCTAATTTGCTACCGCCTATATTTGGAACATTAGAGGGAATCTATTATTTTGACAAGGATAAAACTATTCAGTACATATAATATTAGTCCGATTCAAAGTGGACTTCATTTTATCTGGGATAGGCTTTTGTAAGATTTATTTATTCCCCCTTTAGTAGATAAGCATTTGCCTTCTCGTCCTTGTGGATAACACTCACAAAACCATGGTTTTTTACTGTTGTTTTTTAGATTTCGGATTGCCATACTGAAACCAATAATACTGTTTTTATATACAGTTTTTTTGGGTAAAAAGCAATGTTTGTTTACGAAGAATAAAACAGAGGAGGTTTGTGTAGATTTAAGTGTAAAATGAGAGGTTACTGACATTATTAATTATTAACTATTAAGTTAATAGTTGCTATTATATGTTACCACCTAATTTATTTGAATTTTATGAAAAAATTTTTACTTTTAACTCTAGTATTACTGACTGCTTGTAATAATTCAGAGGATTATACACCACCTATTCATAAGCTTGATATTAATCAAACAGTAACCGATGAAGAAAATGTTAAATTAGAGCCGACTAATCAGTCAAATATCATTTTCACAAAACATTCATGGGTACAAACGTGTGGTACACAACAACTATTAACAACTCAAAATAAAGAGTCAATATCACTTTCGATTATGGCACCACGTTTAGAAAAAGATGAAAAATATTGTTTTGATTTTAATGGTGTTAATGATAAAGGTGATAAATATATAACAAAGGTAATATTAAATGTAGTTTCTCCATCTTTAGAAGTTTATGTTGATCATGCTTCTCTTCCAGCACTTCAACAATTAATGGATATCATTAAATCTGAAGAGCAAAACCCTACAACACAAAGATATATTTCTTGGTGGAGAATAAATCCTACCGATGAGCAAATGAAAGAGTTAAATATTACTCGTTTTCCATTAATTAATAACCATACATCGTCAGAATTAGTGCAGGCAATTGTTAAACAAGCACAAACAAAGCATAGACTTAATGTTAAACTTAGTTCCAATACTGCTCGTTCATTTTATAATTTGATGCCAATATTAAAAGCATTAAATACGTTCAATAACGTGACAATAACAAATATAGATTTATATGATGATGGCTCTGCTGAGTATGTCGATTTATATAATTGGAGAAATAGCGTAAATAAAATATATAATTTACAATTAGGAAAGGACTCTCTTGAGGATGTCATTTCTGGAGTTACAGACAATTATTCAGGATCAGAAATCGCATCAATTTATAATTGGCAGCAATTATACCCAACTAAGTATCATTTTTTAAGAAAAGATTACTTAACCTTAGAACCATCATTACATGAGTTGCGAGATTATCTTGGTGATAGTTTAAAACAAATGCAATGGGATGGTTTTAAAAAATTTAATAGTAAACAGCAAGAATTATTCTTATCTATTGTTGGTTTTGATAAACAAAAATTACAAAATGAATATAATTCATCTAATTTGCCAAATTTTGTGTTTACAGGAACGACAGTATGGGCAGGAGATCATGAAAAAGAATATTATGCAAATAAACAAATAGATGTTATTGATAATGCAATTAATGAATCGAGCCCATATTATCTTGGTAAAAGTTATGATTTGTTTTTTAAAGGTCATCCTGGAGCCGGTATAATTAATACATTAATCATGCAAAATTTCCCTACAATGATTGATATTCCATCAATAATATCATTTGAAGTTTTGATGATGACAGATATGCTTCCAGATGCTGTGGCAGGTATGGCTAGTTCTTTATATTTCACTATACCTTCTGATAAAATTAAATTTATAGTTTTTACTTCTTCTGACACTATAACTGATCGAGAAACGGCCTTACAAAGTGCATTAGTTCAGGTGATGATAAAATTAGGTATTGTAAAAGAGGAGAACGTTCTCTTCTGGGCCGACTTACCTAATTGTGAAACTGGCATTTGTATTGCTGCCTAATAGGTTGATGCTAGATTTAATTTGATATCTCACAGTTCACGACCATTTGGTCGTGAACTTTTCATATATGATGAAAGCTGCGATTATCAGTAACAATAATCTTGTTTCTATCAATTATTTTATTTGTTTTAAACACCATCAAATTCGATGTCAACAAACTAATCCCTTCTAAATACATATGCTTCATAATTATATGGGAAACGTTAAAACTCTAACTTCTTTAGTCCAAACCAAACCTATTAGTTCAATTTAAGTTAGTTTCTTTAATTGGTTTATTATAGGTGGTTTCTATAGTTATATGGTGTGGGTAAAGCGGGGTAGGAGATGGTTTCGTTTAGGTATACTCAAAAATCATACCAGTATGTTTCTGTTTTATCGCAATTTTCATGCTCTATATTAAATAGAGTGAGTATTGTCAATATAGATTACGTATGTTGGTGATATTATGATTAAACAATCAATAATGGTACACCGAGTAAAATGACTAAAGATAATCAAATTACGTTTAGGTTACGTGATGAATTTAATCGAGAAGATATTGCAATAAAAGTAATTAAATTGCTCCGCTCTGAAATTCAAATTTCTCCGCTCGTGATAGATGGTTCGTGGGGCTTGGGTAAGACAGAGTTTTGTCATAAATTGATCCATTTAATGTGCGAAGAAGATACTCATCATCTTATCTATATTGATGCATTCAAAGCAGATCATGCGAATGAGCCTCTACTTACAGTGTTAGCGAAAGTATTGGAAGTCCTTCCTGATAAAAATGAGAAAAGAGAACTTACTAAAAAAGCGATGCCAGCATTGCGATACAGTCTTAAAGTTGGAGGGAAAGCTTTAGTTTCTCACCTTCTTCGTCAAGACGCTGATTCTGTTATCGAAGGGTTTGAAGATGAGGTTCAGAAGGTAGCTGACAAAGCCATAGATGCATCAGTTGAATCCTTGCTAAAAGATCATATTGAGGCTGAAAAAAATCTGAAGGGGTTGCAAGATGCTTTAAAAATTATTGCGGATAAAAAGCCTATAGTACTGTTTGTCGATGAGCTTGATCGCTGTCGCCCAGATTTTGCTGTATTAATGCTTGAAACAATCAAACATACATTTGATGTGGATGGTGTTCAATTTGTTTTGGTTACAAATACAAATCAACTTAAAGCTTCTATTAATCATTGCTATGGGAATAACATTGATGCTCAGCGTTATTTGGATAAGTTCATAAAATTCACCTTTACTTTACCAAATACAATTAATGAAAATAGTAATAAAACTACTATAGCTGCAGTCCGTCATTACACAAATAGTGTTGCGAGAAGTACAATAATTAAGGATCTTGGTTTAGATAAAGATGCTTGTTTGGGATTAATGAAGCAGGTTATTACTATAAATAATCTTTCGTTGCGTGAAGTAGAGACACTCGTGCGCCATATGGAAATTTATCAGACTGTTTCTGGTGGACTTATTCAGAATACGCATTGGGTATATAAGTTAATGCGACTACTTGGTGTATTGATTACGAGCCTCAAACCTGACTTGGCAAATGCTATATTGTTAAATCAACTGGATGCAAAACGATTAGGCGAGTTTGTAGGAGTAGATAGCCGTCCTAAGTGGGAAGGAGGACATCCCTATCCTGCTCACCATGAAGTTCTGGTTGTAATTTTAGGTATGGAATGTCGTTATAATCAGGCTCAGTTTGTAATAAGTGATCCTGAACAAATAGATCTATGGAATGATTTAATCCATGGATATTTTAATGGTTGTCATTGGCCACCTGAGGAAGGAGAAAGACTTAAAATCGTTCAGGAAACGGTTGAGGCTATTTACCTTTCGAACTAAGTTACTTCTTCACAGTTTTCGATGTACTTTATAACTCTTTTATGTCCATCTATGAGTTAGTCAAACTATCGACTAACTCATTATTGAACATTATTCTTTATCTATAACCATAGCAACACGACCAATCACTTTAATATCTTCTTGTGAAACTTCAATTGAAGATTCCCCAAAACTCATTGCTAGTTTCTTTCCAGGCAAGCGCTGAAGATGGTTAATTGATAGTGAACCATCTATATCGATTAAGTATTTACCTGATGTTGGGTTAGTCTCAAGTGTATTCACAAAATAGAGATTATGATCTTGCTCTACAACAGTTGTTGTTAGTTCTTCCAAGTCATATTTTTTCAGAGTAACTAAATCTAAAGATATATGGCTTTTAGTTTCTAAGCTCCCGTTTGATATTTTTTCTATAGGGAGTGTTTTTATTGAAGAATCTTCTGTTTTCTCAAATGCTTCACCTTGATCGAGCATGAGCCACTTTAACGAGCATCCCGTAGCTAAATGTGTGCGTAATACGACTTCATAAGGGGTCATATTGCGTGTATGCCATGTTGATATTGTCGACTTTGGAACATCAAATACTTCAGCAAGATCTTGAAACTCAGAGACATTAGCTAATACTTTTAATTTTTGGGTTATTAAACGACCACCATCATAAGGAAACTGAGTTATTTTTCTTATTGGTTCATCTTTAATTAATTCAGAAGTTGAAGTGCTGTCTATATTTAAATCAGGGCATGTACCTGAGAGTATTTGCTCTTTATCAAACGGTTCACCCTCACCTAAAGCTAAATATCTTAAAGATGCTCCTGTTGCTAGACATATCCTAACGATAATTTCATGTTGGATCATATCTCGTCGATGCCAAGTCGCTATTGTTGTTCTCGGAACACCAATAAGTTGTGCAAGCTTACTGAGATTAGATGCACCAGTAACTGTTAGTAGTCTAGTGGTGAAATCCTTACCGCCTGTGTAATTAAATGTCTTAATTTCTGGTTGAGATATAGTCATCAAGAGTTACCGTAATTATATGTAATAAAACTATTTCAATATTTTATCTATTTACTCTTTGCATATAGCTAATGCGACACGGCCGAGAACTACAATGTCACTTTCTGAGATTTCAATAGATGAGTCACCAAAACTCATCGCTAATTTTTTACCTGGCAGTCTTTGTAAGTGATTTAGAGAGATAGACCCATCAATATCAATTAGGTAACGACCAGAAGCTGGATTTGTTTCTTGAATATTTATAAATAATAACTCGGCATCATTTTCTATGATTTTGGTGCTTTGAATATCGATGTTGTAGCGCTCTAACAATGTCATATCAAAGTTGAAGTTACAGTTATCTTCAACTAGAACACCATTTTGTAATTTCTCTTGAGAGAACTTTGCTAATCGTGAGTTATCAGCCGAATTAGCTTCAAAAGGCTTTCCTTCATCTAAAAGTAACCAGCGTAATGATAGACCTGTGGCCAAATGAACAATAATTGAGACTTCAAATGGCGTCGTATCTCGTTGCATCCACGTAGAAATAGTACCTTTAGGTATCCCAAGTCTTCGTGCGAGTCCTACATCAGTGGTTTCATTCAGCACTGACTTCAATTTAGCTATATATGATTTTCCACCTGAATAACTAAATCTTCTCAATTGGTCTTGATTGTTAGTCATTTGAGTCCTATAATCTTTGTGTGAGTTACTTTTAGGTCGAGTGAAGTCGATAAGTAACGAATTTAATTATTTAACTTCTTAGGATACCACTATGTTGAATTATCAAATAGCAATACCAGTCCCATTTGTGACAGTTGAACAATATTGCAACCTTACAGGTATGGCAAAAGGCACCGTTATTGATTACATCCGCAAAGGAAAGATCATCATAAAGAAGAAGGAGCTACCGAAAGAAAAGCCTTTAATTAATATGGTCGCAATGCAAAGACTTGCCCAACAAGAAGCTGAGATTAATTTTCCTTAATTTGGCTGTCTTCTTTCATATTGTAGTCGACTGATTTTGACTGCTTTAATTGACTCGGTTGGATGTGTTTATGATTCACTAACCGTTAATTGACTTCATTTGAATTGTTACATATCAAGGAACGATAACAATGTATGCGATTCCTCAGCCCAAACAAGACGCATTTTACAATGCCGCAATTCGTTTCTCTGAACGTGAGAACTTAGAGCAGATTGCAGTTGAATGTGCGTTGAAACCACAAATGCTACGAAACAAGCTGAATCCTAATCAACCGCATCAATTAACTGTGCGGGAGTTGGTAATCATTACCAAGCAAAGCGGGAACAGTGATTTAGTAAATAGCGTGTTGCTTGAGTTGGATTTAACAGCAGTGAAATTGCCATCAATGGGTGAGGGGAAATCACCCGTGATGGCCGCAATGACCATTAATAGTCACGCTGGTGAAATTAGTCGTCACTTAGTTGAAGTAGAAACGATACAGCGTTTAACCAGACGCAAGAAAAACGAAATTGTTAGTAAAGCTCAAGCTGCTATGCGTGAGTTGGTTTTATTAATGAATGATGTAGAGAACCGTTGTCAGGCCAGTACGCCTTTTATGTCGATGTGTACAGATGCAGTGATGAACGGTTTACCTATTCCCGGCTTGGCATAAGGAATTGAAATCATGATGCAGGCCCAGCAATTACAGAATCGAATACCATCAGCCACAGAATCATTGGCAAACATTCATGCATTGTTTGGTAGTGAATCAACAGTAGGACTGATTTATGACCATTTACCTGAAGATTTAAGACGGGCTATTTGCTCTGCAGCTCGATTAACCAAAGCTCATATATCAATGCCACTTGCTGAGATGGATGAAGTATCAAGGGCAAAAATACATAGAGCGGTAAATGCATTGTCTGAAGCATTAAAACCATTGGCTAATCGGCCATTAAAAGATTTTAGGTAATTGAGATGAACTATTTAGCAGTAATTTTAGGTATTGATGGCCGTATTGTTCGTAATTGTGAAACTGCAGAAGTAATGAATTTACAACTGGGTGAGTTTGAGAATCTTGAAATAGCGATTGAATCAGCTAAATCTCAATTGGAATATGAAATAGAACAAAATGGTGTGTTAGTTAAAGGTTCTAATCAAGGTGGATTTTTGATTTGTGATATACAGGAGTTTGCCGAGTTATGATTGAACCAAGGCTAAATAAAATATCCGGGCTTATGTCCGGTTTTTTTACACCTCAAGAAATCAGACAGTATACAAACGCACAGCCAAACTTAATAAGTGAGGCTGAATTTTTCATGCTTGGTCATTCTGACGATAAAGTTTTAAAACAAGCTTTACATTATTTTGATCCGAAACTTCCACGAGATTTAGCCCCGCAGGGCAGTCGCGGAGCGGCTGGGGGTAATAGCCTTGTCCAGTGGCGCAAAAGTCCGACAAGGGAGGAATTAGCGCAAAAAGGGGCTCAAGCGACAACAAGAGCTAAGAAGCAACGCCTAACACAATGGGGTCATTTGCTTAAAAAAGTGAAAGCGCGTCGTGGTGAGAATGTTAAGTATGAATCTGCCCCTAAGCCATTAATGTTTGAGCCTATTGATCTAAATTGGCAGCAAAATCCTGTTGGCTGTTTGCATGCACATGGATTTGTTCAAAATGCGCCAGTTATGGCTCGATTGTTTCATCGTGAGTGGTCGAATGAATGGCGAGTTCGATTGCAAGCTCAATCTCGCCCATCAATTATGCCACCGGCTCAATCTGGTGAAAGATTTACGGATAAGTTAACTGATGGTGCGGTTCGTAAAGTATTTGAATCGGGTGCGTATGTTCAAGCATTGCGTGGTGGTTACACTACTTTTGGCACATTGACGTTTACGGAAGCACAGCGCGAGAAAATATTAACCAGTAAACCACAATCAAAAAATAGAACTAAGCCTGGTTTATTTGGAACCATCGTCGTTATGAGTCCTCATGGCAAAGAACCTTATCGAATCAAAGCTTCTGGTTCTTTCTCATGGTTGGATGATATGGGCAAGAAAGGTGAGATGGCGGCCGTTAATCAAGAATCGATTAAACCAACAGGGGAGATTGATGAATTTGGCCGTAAGATTTTTGATATTGGTGATCCCTGTATTCGTGCTAGCGGCCCATGGACAAAAATTCGTGATTACTATCCTGATTCAAGCATAGGATCTGAAGTTAGTCGTTTTATCGATTTAGCCCAAAAGATGTATCAGCGTGGTTGGGTTCCTGACTATATGCCTGCTCGAGTAAAGCGTGGGCAAGAGAGAGTAAAACCAGCTGGCACTAAATGTGGAAAGGTTATTGCTGATGGCCCATTTACACCTATTCGCCGTGGTGATCGCAAAGATAAGATAATTCAACATCCTCGTTGTAAAGAAATAAAGAAAGGCGTATTTAAAATTTGCGCCGTTCCTCTTGATTATTGTTGGGTAGCTGAAATGCCAGCTAATGAAGATGGCGAACCAAATCCGCATGTTCATATTTTATTACGTTGGCAAGTGCCTAAAACACACTTCTTTGCATGGGTAGGACGGTTAGAACGTATTTGGGGTAATGGTTTTGCCAAAATTGAACGTATTAAACATGCTAAAGCGGGAGCTTCATACTTAGTTAAAGCTGTGGGCTATGCAGCAAAGGGAAGAGACGGCAATCAAGGTTTGATTCGAGGTAACCGCTATAGTATTGGCGCTGTTTCAAGAGCCAAGGATTGGGAAGAAATGGGCAGTTTTATTGCTGATAATATGGCAGCCATCATTGCTGAATGCGAAGAAAAGCTTGCTCGTAAAAATGCCCATTATGATGAGGTTGCTCGCCATGCTCGTATTAAATTAAAGCAAGCGAAAAAGCAGCACCAAATAACAAAGAATAATAAAAAGTTAGATGATGATGTTAAGGCTAAACGGATTGAAAAGCTTAAGGCAAGAATGTTGGAATTTGATCATGAAATTACGCAAGCCAGAGAGACTAAACGTAAACGTGGGGTGATAGCGACAGGCCATTACCAAATTACTTTTACTGGTGATAATGCGACTGAAAATTTTGATAACTTCTTGGGTTGGGCGTTTAACTGTCGCCAGTGGCAGGCGAATACTCGTAATGAAGCTGTGAAACTAGAGTTAGAACAGGCCAAAGCTGAATTAATTGATGAAATGAAAGGTGAACATAAAGCACTGCAAGATACTTTGGATATAACTGATCAACAATTAGAGCGTTTAGGTTATTTGGATAACCGCTTAGACAATGTTCATAAGGAACTAAATTATGCACGGACGTCACGGTTAAGGATGGCAAATACATTAAAGCTGCAACGTAGCTATTGGCGTGGATATGAAACTGCTTTGCCAGCAAATCGTTCAAGTTTGGATTATTGGTCAGCCTTTCTTAACCGCTATGAATTGGAACAAGAGGTTGAAGATAGAGATCAGTTATTGTCATTAGTTCACCAAGGATATTTAGAATGAATATAAGAATGATATATTATTATATCAAGATGATTTTATTTATGAATAAAAATAAGGCAACGCCAAAATTGAGGTGTTGCCTACTTTAATTATTTAATGGATTTAATTAATTTGACAAGGTTTTCAGTAGCGGAACTGAAAATATTTGTGTCTTGTTTCGAACGTTCAATATCAACAGTAGTTTTATTTTTATCTATCACAAAGTTTCGTTCAGTCTTTACTAGTTCGTGTGATAGTACTTTTAATGCATCAGGATCATTTATTCCTTCTGCGGCATGTAATGCTAACAATTTCATTTCGATATTGGTTATTTCATTTTGATAAAATTTTATATTTTCCATTATATTTCTATAGAGCCTAAAGTAATAAAAAGCAAAGACTTCAATAAAAATAACAATAGAAAATCTTGTTGTTAATGATAAAATATCATGCTTTGTAAGAGTATCGTTATTTGTTATATTTATATTATCTTTTAATACTTCTTGTTTTACTGTAGGAGTAGGTAATACTTCTTGTTTCACTGTAGGAGTAGGTAATACTTCTTGTTTCACTGTAGGCGTAGGCAAAGCGCCCTGCTTTTCGATAGGTATAGATAGTATTCCTTGTACTGTGAAAAATAGAACAAACCCTGCGATAATAGTTAAGCTAGAACCAAAAACTATATATATATCAGAACGTTTTGAAAGAAGTGCAATTTCGGTTCGTAATCTTTGAGTAACTATGTTGTTAAGCTTTGACATTCTTATTAAAGAACTATCCTTTTCTGTATCCTCTTGACTCATATTTTTTATATGATCATCTTTTTTTTGAAGCTTATCTTTTATTCTACTTTTTTTAGTATTTAAGGATACTTTGAGTAGTTGTAAATTTACATCTTCGTCTAAAGTATAATTAGTTATGTTTAAATTTAAATCTGCTGCTCTCTCTTTAATATATTTTATTATTTCTTGCTTACTTTCTTCATTCGATTTTAGAAGTTTTATATTGTTTTCATGTATATTAATAGCACCTTCAATTTCAGTTATTTCTTCTAACTGATATTTTAAAAGTGCATTTTTTTGATGTACCATATCTTGAATCGATGTAATATCAACCGGTAAAAACCGTAAATAATAATAAATGATCGTGATAACAAAAATAGATAAGGTTACTAAGCCAACATAAATATAAGATGTATCTATAGTCGATGTATTACTTGAAGATCTATAGATAAGTACTAAAATAAATCCAGCAATACTTGCTGCTATATAAGTTAACAATTTAAATATAATTTTATTTTGTGAATATAATTCTATATTGTTTTTTTTGTATTTTATTTCTGATTTCAGCACTTAATAAACCTTTATTATAAATTAATTAGATGTTGCTAAATTTATTAATGTATCTTCAATTACACTAAATATGACTGTTGTTGCATTGGCGGTAATTTACATGTATTCAAGAATAAATCAAGTTTCTAAGTTATTGCTTTAAAAGGGGGTGTGATTGTTTTGTTATTAATGTTGCATGTTAGTGCTTATGCAATCAATAATTCTCACGGGCGAATAACTACTGTATACTTGTACAGTGCTTTTGTTCGGGAGTGGCTATGGAAAACCTCAATTGGCGTGCATTAGAGTTTATTTTAAACGCAGCCGCGCAAAATACATTGGAATGCTGTAACGAAGAAGTGTTGTTTTTGGTGGGTTTAATTATCAAACAGGAACAAAAAAGGCAGCTTGATGCTGCCTGTGTAGAAGAACTTAAAGCAATGATAATTGACTATGAAGTTGCTTTGCTTGCTCGGGAGACATTACTTTCACCAAAGCCATAACTAATTCATTAGTATTTTTAGCGGACGGACTCAGAGTGTGGCTAAAACCAAGTGACATCACAAACGTATGTCCACACTCTGGATCTGTACATGAGCAATATAAATCTGCAGACGTACAAGAAAACCAATTAGTTTTTCCTATACGTGCTTTTTCACCACATTGATTGCAACTAACACGCATCGCCATTTGAATAACCCACCTTGATTTGATGAATCAATTATAAGTCAATTGCATGTTTATATGTACACTTATGATACTAATATTAGTCTTTGATTCGCTTTTACATCATTATCAGAATTTATCAATTCAATGACTTTACGAGCCAACGGAATTGACTCATTTTTCTTGTAAGTTTCATCTGCTTTAATCGGGTCGCCTAAGTTAGCTGTACCACTTGGAATGATTCCCGCTAAACCTGCAGGGAAGCGGTGGGCTGATAACATATCTTGAGCCGTTACACTTTTAATGGTGTTGAAATCATCTTTTGTCGCAATGTCACCAACGGGGATAATTTTAATACTGTCTTTGTTGCCGTTAGGAATATTGACAAATAAACTGCGAAAATTACCCACGCCTTTACTGCCTTGCATCGCTTGTTTTAGTTCATCTTCTTTTTTGCTGTCTAAACTTGGATCCGATGTGTAGAAAATAAAACCACAGTGAGCGCCGTTCTTATAATACTTGCGTCTAAATAGAGTTGCGTCTGTATTGAGCATGGCAGATTGTAATCCGCCGATATAATCAGGTACCCCATAGACTTGCTGATAAGGATCATATTGCTTCATAAAGATAATATCTTTAGCAGCATAGGTCTTATGGTCGCCATCACGCTGTAAATACTTATAACTACCGTCTTTACAAACACGTAGCCATACACTGGATAGGCACACTAATGCGATAACTTGATTGATACGATTGCGGATTTTTAGCAGTGCAGCATCACCAAATAAGCAATAGTTAAAGATAAAGGCTTCCAGCTCATGGCGTTGTAGTAATGGCGATAGGGTGATTTGTTCTGCGGCCATATTACGACGGCTGAAAATAATCGGTCCATGATAGGGATTACTTTTGCTGATCTGCAGTAGCGCTCCTCGGTCTAAAGGTGGTACCCAAAAATCATTATAATCATCAAAGTAAATGCCGCCTGTATCATCAATGCTATGTAACATGTCAAAAGGGTTAGCAGATTGCCATCCTTCAGTACCAAAGCTAAATACAGTAGTGGGATTGTTGTCTGCAGTCGTAGTTAGGCTGCTGTTGATATTGTTGTCCATGTAGAAGTCCGTTTCGTATTGTGATCAAGAGGTTCATTAGCTGCTGCATGTGATAGTGCAAAGAAAACATCGGCATGGCCTGTGGTTTCAGTACGATCAGCTTTAAAGGTCATAACATTGGTACTACCCGTAACGCCTCGTTTTATTGATAGAAAGCTAGCAGCTATATCTTTGTGTTCTGCATCCCAGCAAATACGTTGGCTTTCGATTAAATCAATCATCTTTAGTACCAGGCGATTTTTACTTTCAACACTGTAATGAATCGCATGTGCCTCACGAGGAAAGAGGTTGTAGAGCAAATCAAATACCCCTGAACCGATACCAGTAATATCTACCCCGATATAAGTCACATTATAGCGTTTGGTGATCTGCTTAATTTGCTCAACATGATGTTGAAAGTTGAGGCCACGCCAATGGTGTTTTTCTAAGACTCTGAACTTTTCACCGTCAAATTGTGGCGGTGCCAGCACTACCAAAGTGGCGTTATCCCGCGTTCTTGCCGGGTCATAACCCAACCACACTTCACGATTGGCAAAAGGTCGCACGTTCTTGGGCTTAAAGTCTCGCCAGCTACTTGCATCAACCCCGCATTTTTCTAATTGTTCAAACTTAAATACGCATTGAGCATCGTCAACGAAAATACACATGAACAAGTTTTTAAAATCATCATCACTGTATTCATCGCGTAGTTCGTCAACATCGAATAAACCACAGCCACCATTGGCCGCATCAACAATGGTGACGATGTAACGCCATTGTTTATCTGGACATAACCGACCACCATCGCGCATTTCGTCAAAGGATGGGAACTCTTTTTGTTGGCGGTCCTTGCGTTCACCTTTCCATTTATCACCCGTCCAAAAACCATAGGCAGGGTGGCCTTTAGCTGATGGTGTTGAAAAATAGGTTTTACGCCATTTTTTATGGGTAGCCATAGCGGATGCCAGTTTGTTGAGCTTTTCAAACTGGGGGATCCAAAAGTATTCATCAATATAAACATGGCCGTGGTATGACTGGGCGGTGTTGCTATTGGTTGATAAAAAACGTAACTCAGCATCACCATGGGCGGTTTTTAGTACGATAGGGTTACCGCTTAGTTCGACGCCTAAGAATTGCTTACCTAAGGCAATAATGTAACTGCGGAACACTTCTGCCTGCGCCCGTGATGCTGATAAAAATATCTGCGGGTCGCCAGTTAATACCGCTTGTTCTAATGCTTCACCTGCAAAGTAGTAGGTAGCACCAATTTGGCGTGATTTTAAAATATTACGGGTGCGCTGATGTAAGTTATTGCGCATATCATGTTGATATTCAAATAAACTATCGTGCCATTCTGTAAAATCTTCTGCCGTTAAATGGCTAACATCATTCTTTTTTGGACTGCCTTTCTTTTCTTTTTTATTGCTGCCTTTACTGCTTGATCGTTCCTTATTATTGGTGGAGTGATCACTATTCTCTGATGTAGGGGCTTTTTGTAATTGGGCGCGTTGCTTCTTCAATGTCACATGCTTATCAATCAGCATGCCGAGTTCTTTTATCTGATTAAGCGATTTCTCTGGTAAATCAGTCAGCATCACAATGCGTCTAGCGATAGCATCATCCACTTCTTCTTCACGTAGCAAATCACGCCAACAATATTTGTCAGCCCAATAATAAACAACCCGAGCATTGGGTAGCCCTAGTTCTAACCGTATTTCGTCAGGTGTCCAACGTCGCAAATATAGCCGTTTAGCTGCTTCACGAATTTCAGGAGAGTATGCCATGACGCAATGATACGCATAGTGATCATTCAAATGACTAATGAGTGTTCGACGTATTTCTGTTTTTCATCAAATCCGAATTGGGTAGAACGTCAACAGGTGCGAATGGTTACGCTATTGCGTATTCTTGCCGTGATTTGATAATTCGCTTGAATAACACTATGGATGAAGCATGGCAGGGAAGCTAAAAACCGGATGGATTCGGGTCGCCACGGAAGGCGACACTATTGATGGCCGTGCTATCAGTGGGCAAGACTTACTGGATATGGCGGAGTCCTATAACCCTAATGAATATGGAGCACGAATTTGGCCTGAACATTGGCGTTGGTACGCTTGCGGTGATGTGTTGGAAGTGAAGGCAGAAGAAGTCGACGGGCGTATGCGTTTGTTTGCTGTGTTAGCACCAAACTCAACAATGATTGAATTTAATCAGCAAGATCAAAAAGTATATAGCTCGATTGAGATTCAAGACAATTTTGCTAACACGGGTAAACCTTATTTGGCCGGACTTGCTATTACAGATTCTCCCGCCAGCCTTGGTACTGATCGTATTAAATTATTTTCAGCTAATTCCAATGGCCGTATTCATACTCAACCTGAATTATTCATGATGGATGAACTACATGAAGAAAAAGGCGTAATTCGTCGATTGTTTAGTTTTGGCAAGCAATCGCCAACCCCAAAACCTAAAGAAGAAGAAGCTATGAACACGGAACAGTTTGGTGCGTTAACGTCATCATTGACCGCACTTGCCGAAGGACAAACGGCATTAACAGGCTTATTAGAAAAGCATTTTTCTGTACAGCCTGATCAAGTAGTACCTGATGCCGTTCCCGAACCGGTATTAGAGCCTGAAGTCCCAAAGGATGGTGTAACGGCAGAACAGTTTAGTGGTTTAACAAATGCCCTTAACCAGTTGGCACAAGGTCAGAAAAGTCTAAATTCGCAATTCAGCAAGCTACTGGAAGAAAATCCAGATCAACGTCCAGATAATTCTGGCGGTGCTGATTTTGATACTAACTCATTGGTTTAAGGAAACAGTATGCAATTGAATCAAACGGCGAGTGCCAACTTAAATCAATATGCCCAACAACTGGCAAAAGCTTATGGCGTTACTTCCTCTGAAAAGCTGTTTTCTATTTCAGGACCGAAAGAAACCCAATTACGTCAGGCAATTTTAGAATCTGAAGCGTTCCTAAAGCGCATTACGGTTGTGGATGTTGATCAGATTGTTGGGCAGGTTGTCGATGTTGGCGCACTTGGCTTACATACTGGTCGTAAAGCTGATGGTCGCTTTAATAAAAAAGCTGATATTCGTGGTAACACTTACCAGCTAAAAGAAACGGATTCTTGCTGTGCGATCACATGGGATACGTTAAGTGTGTGGGCCAATAGTGGTAGTGCTGGCGAGTTTATGAAGTTGTTGAATAACTCGGCCAATATTGCTTTTGCATTGGATATGCTACGTGTCGGTTTCAATGGTGTTTCAGCTGCAGCAACCACCGATCCTGATACCAATACGAATGGTGAAGATGTCAATATTGGTTGGCAACAAATCATTGCGACTAAAAGTCCTGACCAAATTTGTAATCTTGATGTGTATTTAGATTATGCAGGTGGTGGTGATTATAAAACGTTGGATGCAATGGCATCGGATTTAATCAATAACTACATTCCTGCACAATTCCGTAGCCATCCGGGTTTAACGGTATTGGTTGGTGCTGATCTCGTCGCCGAAGAAAGTGCCCGCATTTATGACAATGCCGATAAGCCAAGTGAAAAGAAAGCCGCGCAGCAATTGCCGTTTTCTATTGCTGGTCGTCCTGCTGTGGTGCCGCCGTTCTTTCCGGGCAAGCGTATGGTAGTGACGATTTTAACCAATCTTCATATCTATACCCAAAAAGGTACCCGTCATCGTAAAGCGGAACATGTAGAAGATCGTAAAACGTTTGAAAATACCTATTTACGTTGGGAAGGCTATGCCGTTGGAAACCATAAATGCTATGCCGGATTCAATGAAGCAAAAGTGCATATTGGTGCCGATCCAACACCGGCTTCTATAACTGATACACCGTCAGCAGAGTAATGTTATGAGACGTTCCCCGTGTAGTCGAGATAGAGAAATAAAACATGCTCGTTCAACCGTGGAACGGGCTCATAAAACTGGGGTGTTATCACCAGAGTCAAACAGCTTACATTTACAGTTGATTGCGCTTGATGCTGATTTAAAACGTCTTAAAGAGCTTGATCGCATCCAAGACCGAATTACCATGAAGCGTGATGAACTGTTACCCAAGTACCAACCCTATGTGGAACGATATTTGGCAGAAGGTGATGTATTTAAAAATAGCCTGTTTGCACATGTTGTGGTTTGGTTATTTGATATTGAAGCGTTTGATCAGGCAATTAAGTGGGGCTTGGTGTGTATCGAACAAGACCAACCTACGCCCGATAATATAAAACGTAATTGGCCACATTTCATTGCTGACATGATATTGCAATGGTGCGAACGCCAAGCAGAAAACGGCCAACCTGTTGAACCGTATTGTTCAAGCATCTTTAGCAAAGTACGCCACGATTGGCGATTAAATGAAAAATTAACTGCAAAGTGGTTCAAGTTTGTCGGTTTACTGTTCATTCGAGATATGGACGGCAAACCGTTACCGAGTGCGATAGATGATGTTGAGAAATTGAAAGCCGCCCAAGCATTATTGCTTGAGGCGCATTCATATAATTCGAATATTGGGGTTAAGACCCTGATAGACAAAATAGATATGCGTATTCGTAAATTAGCGGATACCTGAACGACTACCGACCCCCAAGGGAACTGAGCCGAGGTAGTGCAGCAGCAATGCTAAACAATAACCAGTGACGCTTTTGTTTCCCTTACCCATTTAGGTGATGCGATGAGTTTTGGTGGCAAGCCCAATACTAGCGATACAACGAAAATAAGCGGCAATGGATGGCCTGATTTATTCACGGATGATTTCCGTCGTATTCGTCGCATTCCACCTGTTTTTGATAATGACTCAATGGCGATGGCAATAACCATTGCTGCGGATGCAGTGCAAGTTGAGTTAAGTCGGTTATGTGAAGCGGGTACCCCGCCAACCTTAACTGATGTACAAGCCGCGATTTATACACGTGCTGTTTATGCGCGTGCTCATGGTGATTTATTGCCAGAATTTGCGACGCAAGATCGACGTAAAGAAGCCAATAACATGGCAACCGATGAACCTGAACAGCAACACCAATTTTGGGCGCAATCAACCCGTGATATTCGCCAATTATTAGGCATGGGACGTTTTACGGTAGGGCTGATTTAATGACAACCCAAACTAAATTAGAACATTTAACCGCTTATTTGTTATCGCACTTAAATAGCAATTTATTGGATAACAAAATTGATGCGTGGCAAGAACGGGCAACGATTCAAGTTGACGGTGAAGACAGAGGCAATGGCGGCACGATTGCAGCCCAGTGGCGTTATCACGCGGTCGTTTCTATTGAAGATTTCCCGCATCAATTATTAGACCCACGAAACCTGTTCGCATTGGTGGCGTGTTGGTTGGCGGATTATGACCGTGACCGTAATTATGAAGAATTAGGCGATCCGGAAGTCAATATTGATGTGAATAACCACGAATCAGCCGATGTTGCCATTGAGCTAGAAATGATGGAACCCATCGAAATGATACCCGACTCTAACGGCATGATCACATGGCGTGGCGAAAAGTATCGAGTGCAAGCGGTGCCCATCGATGTTGCTGATGATGTCGAGGTGAGCAATGACCCTGGCTATTCAGCTTAATGAACGTGACCGCTTAAAAACTATCGAAAAAATGGCATTACTTGCCATGCCACCTAAAAAGAGAATTTGGTTACTCAAATCACTTGGTCGGTGGGAACGCCAGAATGCTAGACGTAGAATTAGCCAACAAAAAGATATTGATGGTAAAGCACTAGCATCACGTAAAGGTAAAACAAAAGGCAAGATGCTAAAGCGGTTAGGCAAAGGGTTAGAGCCTTATGTCAAAAATGCCAACCGTTTAGAACTGACATGGGGTAACCGTTTAACAGGTCGAATTGCAGCAAGGCATCATACAGGCCAGCCGCAGAAAATGACTGCCAGCCAAATGCGCAAACGCTGGGGAACACCGAATTATTCGGCACCATGCACTAAAGGCCAAGCCCGTAAATTGCGTGAGTTGGGTTATACCGTTGCCAAGAAAAATGGCAAGGGCAAGAAAAAGCCCACATTGCGTTACTTAATGGAAACCGTTAGCCATGGCAAAGCAGGGTTAATTATTCGTGAGTTAAGTAACCAACCTCATACCGTCGCATGGGATATTCCGTTACCAGAGCGAAAGATTCTAGGTAGCAAAGAACAGGATGTTAATCGTCAGCTTATTAAATTAATTGAGCAGGCAAATAAAAGGAATTAGGAATGGCTATTGGTCAGGTAGAGGTTAATAACCTCAACTTAGGGCAAGGTAGTGCGCCCGAAATTGAACGCCACTTTTTGTTTATTGGTCGAACTGCCAAAACAGAATTACAAGGCACTGTTACGCGTATTAACGCTGCCACTAATTTAGATGATGTGGTGGCAAATGATGCGCTTGGTAATAACGTTATTGCAGCACAAGCCAACGGCAAACAAAACTGGACAGCTGCAATTTATGGTTTGGGTGATGGTGCCTCTTGGGAAGATGCGATCGACCATGCTAATCAATCAGACAGCTTTGAAGCCGTGGTGTTGGTTGATGTAACCACAGATAAAGCCCAATTTGATTTAATGCAGGCAAAAGCTGAATCATTAACTAGCAAGCTAGGTCGCTGGATTTTCATTCTAGCTGCTACTCCTGGTATCGATAGTGAAGCTCAAACTTGGGCAGCCTATGAAACCGCGATGCTTGAATTAGTTAAAGATGTGGCTGCGCGTTGGGTTGTGCCAGTACCAATGCTTAACGGCAACAATATCGGTGTGCTAGCTGGGCGTTTATGTGATCGCATAGTAACGGTCGCAGATACACCAATGCGTGTTGCTACCGGTTCGGTGTTGTTATTAGGTGCGATGCCAACGGATAGCGCAGGTAAGTTACTGGAAATGTCCACTGTTACCACTTTAGCCAATGCCCGTTATTCAGTGCCTCAGACTTACCCCGATTATGAGGGTGTGTATTGGTCTGATGCCATGACGTTGGAAACCAAAACGGGTGATTATCAGTTTTTGGAATATGTCCGTCCGGTACACAAAGCCAATCGTCGTGTGCGTTTCAAGGCTATTAGCCGTATTGGTGATCGCATTCTTAATTCAACACCGCCAAGCATTGAACTAAACCGCAGCTTTTTTCGCAAAGTATTGTTCGATATGGCATTCACCACTGAAATTGGCGGTATCACCTTCCCCGGTGAAATCATGACTCCGCGTGATGAAGATGTGCAAATTGTGTGGGAAACCAAAACCAAAGTGGTGATCAGCATCATGGTGAGACCTCACAATTGCCCTAAATACATCGTGGTTAATATCGCGTTGGATTTGAGCCACGGAACGGAGAAATAACTTATGTCGATGCGTATTTCTGGCAAGAACATGCACTTCACCTTGGGTGATATTAAGTTAAAGGCGCAAAAGGTCACGTTATCTATTACCGACAATTCAGCGGTTAATAAAACAGGTGGTGTACCTGATGGTTATGTGGATGGTGATGTGGAAGCTTCGGGCGAAATGGAACTCGCCACCTCCCAATTTAACTTGTTAAGTAAAGCGGCTAAAAATGCGGGCTCATGGCGTGGTTTACCTGATTTTGATGCTATGTGGTACGGCAAAATTGATAAAGACGAACTCAAAATTGAAGCCTTTGGTTGTCGTATTAAATTATCTGATTTGCTTGATATTGATGCCAATGGCGGCAGTGCTTTAGTTCATAAAGTGCCGTTTGATGTTACCGATCCTAAATTCGTTCGTATTAATGGTGTGCCTTACCTGCGCGATGACGAAACTAGCGATTTAGTGCAGTAGGGGGCTGGATGGCAGATGTTATTGATAACGGCTGTGAAACGGAAGCCAAATTCACCGAAATGGCGTTGGCGAATCATCGAGCAAAATCATTTAAGCCACAAAAGAAAAGTGCGGCAGAGTGTGAAGAATGCGGCGACCCAATCCCCATTGCTCGCCAATTAGCGGTGCCGGGGTGTCAATGTTGCGTAATGTGCCAACAGCTAAAGGAATAGCTCAATGCATGATTGGTGGGATCGATTAACAAGCTGGATTGCTTACACAATTTCAGCATTTGGAGTGATCATTAGTTCACTCTCAATGGAAGATTTATATTTTATGTCGTCCATTGCTGTGGGGGTTATCGCCTTGTTATTGAATGTTTGGCATAAGCGAGTAATGCAGCGTATTGCTAGAGAAAAAGGGATTTATCTCAATGAACAAGTTTAAAAAGATAGTGTGCAGTGTGGTCGCTGCCATTGGTGTGTTGGCGGGTGGTGTTGCTGTTGAATCAACCGCGCCAGTGGGCCAAGTGGTGATTGCAGGTGAAAAGGTTGCCACAGTAAAAACCAGTCCTGCAGGTTTCGCATTAATGGGCAATGCAGAGGGGTGCCGCTTAGATCCTTATAAGTGTCCGGCAGGTTTAGTCACTAATGGCATCGGTAATACTCACGGGGTACCAGAGCGACCTATTGATATTACCCAAGTGGTAAAAGATTGGGCGGTGAATGTTGAACAGGCGGAACAATGCTTAGTGAACATAGCTCCCAAAGATAACCCCATGAGCCAAGGCCAGCATGATGCCTTTGCCTCATTTGTATTTAATACCGGTTGTACTCGATTTTTAAAAAATAAAGATGGTACCTCAACCCAAATAGCACGATTGATTAAGCAAGGTGAGTATGTCCAAGCCTGCGGCCAGTTAAAACGGTGGGTATATGGAGGAGGTAAGAAATTGCAAGGATTGGTAACTCGACGGGGTAATGAATATGACCGTTGCATGGCAGTGGATTAAAAAAGCATTAGTGATCCTGCCGTGGGTATTGGTGGCGTACTTAGCGTTATCAGTACGGGCGTTAGAAGTTCAAAAGCTAACGGCGCAACAAAGTCGTGATCAGGCGTTAATGGTGAATCAAGTTAACCATGCCCAAATACAACAATTAGTTAGTCGTAATCGCACCATTAGCCAGTTATTACAACAACGCCAACAATTACACATAGCGCAGGAGGCTAAGTCGCATGAAACCACAGCAGCACTGCGCAAAGCGTTGGCAACAAAGGCATGTTATCAGAAGCCTTGGCCTGATGATGTTATTAAGCGGTTGCAGCAACCCTATTAATCCGGTGCAAGTTGAAGTGATCACCTTGTTACCCGAGCCCAGTTTAATCACTCAGTGTAATAAACCGAGATTAACAGGCACCACGCCAGCCCAAACAGCGGCAGACGATGTGCCACGGCTAAAACTGGCATTATCGCAATGCGCAGCCCAAGTCCAAGATTATTTAACATGGTACGCAGAACAAGCGGCCTTATTAACAAAGTGAGTTAACACATGGAACAGAAAAAAGTTGTATTAGAAATTGGCGGTCAATCATTGTCATTTGTACCAACAGAAGTTGATTACAACGATTACATGAATGAACTCATGCCAGATAACAAAGTGGCTCCTGCGCATAACTTTGTATTCAACACTGCAGTTGAAGCAAGCAAACCCGTATTGCGTGACATTACCGCCAATAACCCTGCTGCAGTAGTACAGATTGCAGGTGTGTTAATGCAAGAGTTCGCGCCAGCATTAGATATTAAAGTAAAAAAATAGATGCCTTGGTTACGGCATTAGATCGTAACGACTTTGGCAAAATGTTGGCTTGGCGACGTAAGTGGCTGCCAAGCGAAAACGACAATGAAGCCAATTTAGCCCGCGCAGTGTGGTTAGAAAAAAATCACTGGGAAAATATGGCAATTGCCACGGCTAATGGAGTAGCTAAGGCGTTTAGTAGTTAAAGCAAGGATGCAATTTTGAGCCTACCTGATGCGCTAATGTTCCAAGTCGGACTGATAGATAGAATCAGTAAACCGATTGCTCATATTCAACGCCAATTCGGTGATCTTGGTCGGGAATACCGTTCGGGTACCCATACCATGATTGCGGGTGCTGCAGGTGTTGCGGGAGCGGGTTTTGCCCTGCAAGCAGCATTGATGCCCGCCATTGAAATGGATAGAGCACTTGGTGAAGTTAAAGCCTTGGGTGTGGCTGATGAAGCATTAAGTGCAGTAGCAAAAGAGGCAATGTTCTTCTCTGCAAAATACGGCCAAGCTGCAGTGGATGTGGTGCGTCATTCAGAGACTATCACTAATTATATGGGGCAGATGCCCGGCCACGTGTTGGCGTCTGTTTCTCGTAGTTCAGCAACGTTAGCCATGGCAATGAAGTCGGACGCTGACACTGTTGGGGTTTATATGAAAACCTTATACGGGAATTATCAGCAACAGGCTGATGCCATGGGAAAAGATGTTTGGGCAGCACAAGTGGCAGGCATGACAGCCGAAGTTAAAAAGCTATACGGCACCAACATGGACCAACTTAGTGGCATGGTTGATGGTATGCACTCGTTAACATCAAGCCTTGGTGTTGGGCTGCCTGAACAATTAGCTGTATTAGGTTTGCTGAATACTCAAATGAGCGAGGGTGACGCTGTCACTCAATATACCAACTTTTTAGAAGGTGCGATTGGGGCACAAGAAAAGTTAGGCGTTAGCTTGGTTGATAGCCAAGGCAATTTGCTGCCAATGCTAGATGTTTTGAAGAAGATAAAGCCTTTGATTGCGGGAATGTCAGGGATTGAAGCCCGTAATTTTCTAGATAGCGCAGGCTTAGGTGATGGTTCATTAATGCTAATGAACATGATTGAAAAAACTGACCAACTCACACATGGCATTAATACTTTGGGTAAGGTTAAAGGCATGGAAGCTGCCACCAAGATGGCCGCCACGATGACCGATCAATGGCAACGATTAGAGCAGGGATTGAATTCAGTTCGAATTGCTTTTGGTTATGCGGTAATGCCAGCCGTATTAGAGGTGGTCAGTGCGTTATCCAATGGTGCCCAAACCTTGGTTCAATGGACAACAATTTTACCTAATATTACCCGCTACATTGGTTATGCCGTGATTGGTTTCTTTGGCCTTGTTGCTGCAGGTGGCATGTTTACCTTAATGATGGGATTAGGCAAACAAGCCATGGTCGGTTACATGATGGTAGCTAAAACATGGTCGGTTATGAATTTATTGCTTACTAGTGGATTAGTAGCATTAAGAACTGCTTTGTTTGGTGCTTATATGGTGATGGTCGCTAACCCGATTTTTCTGATTGTTGCTGCAGTTGTGGCGGTCATCGCTGCCATTGGTGCCTTGGTTTATTACTGGGATGATCTCAAAGCCAGTTTCGGCGATACCACATGGTTTCAACTCTTAGAAGGCGCAATTACATTAATGACGGCACCGTTTATGGCCGCGTTTGAATTGGTCAAAGGTGGTTGGCAATGGGTAATGAGTGGCTTTACTGATACTAGCGGTTTTGATGGTTTATTTGCTGTTGCTGAAAAACTACGTGGTGTGTTTGGCGCTGTGTTTAGTTGGATAATGGAACAATTCGGCAAAGTGTGGAGCATGGCAAAGTCGGTTATGTCATTAATCCCCGGCATGGGTGGCGATGATGAAACGGGAAAATCTAAGTCAGTACAACAAGCAACCCCACGAGCCAATATTCCTCAAGGCGGTGCGGCTAAAAATATAGCTTCTTATACATCGGCATCAACCAGTTATGGCCCGATTAACATGCAAGTTAGTCAAATGAACTCACCGCAAGATTTTGCCTCTGAAATGGAAATGGTGGCGGGATAATGAAGTACCAGGATTTATTAATAGTAAATGGTGATCTTGTTTTAGATGCAGGACGTAACCCTGAAGTGATTCAAGACCGCGCGGTTATTGCTCAAGATATTAAACACGCCATTCTTGAAAGCCAATTAGCGGTAATGATGATTGCAGAACGCAGCCAATCTAAAAAAGCCGATATTCGCACTCAAATTGAATTATTGGTGGAAGAAGATGTGCGCTTGGTGCCGGGAACTGTACGCATTGAAGAACCTCGCTATGGCACTTTGTATATTTTTGCCCAAACCACCGATTTTGGTGATGTGTCGTTTTCAGTGATTGAGGCCAACGATGAATAATATTCCTAAGCCTGATTTTACCCAAATGGCAAAAGATGCAGGGGTGCCGTTAGATGAAGCCAGTTGGAAAAAGGCACTAAAAGAAGAAGCTGATAAGCAAGGTTCTATGATTGCTAACGATAGCCGTTTTTCACCATTCTGGCGATTGATAGAACATTTAGTGGTAAAGCCAACGGTATGGTTGGTTACAACATTATTAGTCGGTTATGTGTTGCCAAATATGTTTGTCGCTACTGCCGTTGATCAGTGGTTAGATTTATGGGCATGGCAATATAACTTAAAGCGTAAACCTGCTAGCCGCGCCAGTGGTGTGGTGGTGTTTGCTCGCAGTGCCAGTAAAGAGCCCGCGATTGTAATCCCTGCCGGAACATGGATTCAAACCGAACCGATTAATGGCACCGTTTATCGGGTCAAAGTTACAGTTGATACCACATTGACAGAAAATGACCTCACAGTGATGGCCGATGTAACCGCAGAAGATTGCGGGGCGGCGTTTAACTTAGGTGCAGGTTATTACCATGTGTTAAGTAAAGCCATTCCCGGCATTGCATCGGTAAGTAATGAAGCGGATTGGTTAACAGCTGCGGGAGCAGATGCTGAATCTAACGATGATTTACGCTTGCGGATCCGCAACCAATTTACCAGTGTTGCTAAGTGGCATATTGATGCGGCTTATCGTGCCTTACTCACCGCCCGCGCAGGTATCAATAACGACAATGTTTATTTTGAACACAATGCACCTCGTGGTGCGGGTACCGCCAATGCCTTTATTTTGTTAGACACTGGCGAACCAGCACAAGCGATGATTGATGATCTTAATACCTACATTAAAAACCAAGGTCAACATGGCCATGGTGATGATTTATTAGTGATGGCAATGCCAAACACTGAGATTGAAATAGGCTGTAATTTGTATCCGTTCCCGTCATTAACTGCAGAAGAACGCCAAATATTAATTGAACAAGTGGAATTATTTATTGGTACCGCTTTTCGTGAAAATACCGATTACAACGCTACTCGCACCGAACCTGCGACACGATTTAGTTTTTCACGCTTAGGCCAAGAATTACACCGTCAGTTTAGTGGTATTGAATCATTAGAATTTGATAACCGTGATTTTGTTACAGGCATGAATGTGCCACGCATTAAAACCCTCGGGGTGATCGATGCAACTGCCTAAATTAAAGCTACCGTTTTGGATGGGTCGTGGTGAGCTGGCAAAGCTGGCGTTAGTTTTTCATGGTTATTGGCAACGGGTTAAAACGGTATTGGAATTGCCATTAAAGCAATTAGACCCAATGACCGCACCTATCGGCATTGTTGATTTATTGGCATGGCAACGTGATGTGCAGCGGTTAGCCAAAGAGCCAGAAACCATTTACCGCATTCGTGTGGCTTTTGCTTATCAGTTCGCCAGTGGTGCGGGTTCGGTGGCTGGTTGGCATGACATGTTTGAAAAACTGGGCTTTGCGCATATCACTCTTGATGAACGTTTAAGCCATGTTGATTGGGATGTAATTAGCTTAAAAATCCGTGATGGTGATTTAAGTAGCATTCCGGGTTTATTGGATGAAATGTGTCGCCAGTATGGACGAACTTGTCGACGCTACCAATACACTACTTATTTAGAAATGCCGATTATGGCCAACCCCAATTTATTAGATGGTGATCAGCAGATTGCCGTTGCTACAACAAAACTTGAAGTGATGGTGCTACCAAGCCCACAAACAATGGATATGGATTTTGAATGCGTAGTGGCAACAAGCCGCGCATAGTCAAGGATGAAACAATGAGCAATACAGCAACCGTTATTACTACCAAAGCAGGTGAGGCATTAATTGCCCAGATGCAGGCTGAAAATAAAGTATTGGTGATCGATAAGTTTATTTTCGCCAACGTACCTAATCGCCCTGCGTTCCCAAACCGTGATGATGTTGTGCCGGTTGAACATGTGGTGCATGAATCTGCAGTACATGAGCAAGGCCGCTTAACTGAAAATTCCGTGATTTATTCCACCACACTGGCAAGTAATGTTGGTCCTTTCTCGTTTAACTGGTCGGGTTTATTTTGCTCTGAACACAATGTGCTTGTTGCTATTAACTTTCCGCCGCCAGTAGATAAAACCGTTGATGCACCGGGTATCACGGGTAATACCTTAGTGCGTTCTTTCGTATTGGAATATAAAGGTATTAGCGAAACAACCAATATCACGGTTGATCCATCAAGCTGGCAATATGATGCCCATAAACGCATGTCAAAAATGGATAACGACACCGCGCAAGCAATCATCGACCAAAACGGCAAAGATTGGTTTATTGATGATGGCTTTATTGTTACGCCACAATCGAGTGCTTATAGCATTAAAGCGGGTGCAGGTTATGTGTCAGGCCATCGCATTAGCCTTGGTTTTGATCGCATCATTCAGGTGCCAGAAAAACCAGCTTTTATTTATGTTGATGCATTCCGCGAAGGTTCACCAACAGGTGAATGGCAAACGAAATTTACCTTTGTTGTCGCTGCTGATGAAAAAGACGATTACACCGATGCCCAAGGCGTAAACCACTTTGTGTGCAAGATAGCGCAGGTGTTGGCTGATGGTAGTGTGGCGGATATGCGATCAAGTGGGGTTGTAGCAGATAAAACTTGGGTTGCAGAATATGTACCGCGTAAACAAGTAGAGAATGTTCAAGTTTTAAAAATGCAATCAGCTTTGGTTGGAGAAAGATTTGAGACTAAATATCACACTTATTTAGGGATGGGTGCTGCTAATTATCGTGTTTATGCATCTACCGATATAGTGCCTAATCATGGTGGTGAAACAGCTGCAGGAATTGCCGATGAAATGGGTGCGGGTTTTCTTCTAGCTAATGGTAATTACGCTATTATTGAGTACCGAACATATATACATCCGGAACAATGGGGGTTAAATAATAATCAGGCATTTTCTGGTTGTAATGCTGACCGCATAAACGCAATGATTGAGTATTCGGCACCATATAAATGGATGGGATCAATTAGCTCTACAAAAGCGGAATTAGGGAAATTAAGAGCGCGAATTTATGGTGGTATTGGACCATGGAAAATTAAGAAGCCTATATTATTGAATGCTTTTATGAACTGGGAAGGTATTCGAGTTGGTGCGTTTTACAATAACCCTAATTTTGGAACAATTATTCATGCAGACTTTGATAGTAAAGATCTCTTTGCATTAGATGCTGCTCCTTGGCATGCAGATGGTGTTCGTTATTTAGGTCGAGAGTATTCCCGAGGGCATTGGGATAATGGATATATTGCAGGTTGTATGGGAATGAATATAAATAGTTTGCAATGTTTTGTTGTTAATAATCGGAATTTACGAGGTGTCGTTAATTTAGCAGCAGCAACACAGTCTTTTGTAAATAAAAATAGGTTTGTTGGTGCGAATATTGGAATTCAGGTATCGGTTGCATGGGCTGGTTCTATTGAAAATAACAATATAGGTGCAAGAGCTATTGGTCTTTATAATGGTGCTGATGTAACTACCTATGGCTGTGAAAATAATTACTTATATGGGACGGGGACGCCACCGACAAAAGAAGAGTTTGATTGGCCAGATTTTCCCAATGAATCAGTAAAATATAAAACTGCAGGGATTGTTTCACGTTATGGTAATCCACATGCAGAAGATAATACCATTGAACATTTTCAACATGGTATCCGTGGAACGAACTGCTTATCTGCTAATTATTATGATAATTACATGGAAGGTGTTAGTGAATATTGTTATGTATTTCATACAATGTCTGCAAATGTTAACGTTGGCTATACACACTGTCAGAATGCCCAATTAATGTGGGTTGAAGGTTCTGCCGCGCATAATCGTATAAAATTTGATATTAGTGGTAGCCAAAATGTAATCGTGCTTGAAGCTGGCCATATTGGTTATGTTGAAGTTGATATAATTGGAGCCAAAAAGTCAGGAGTAGGTAAGAAGTTTAATTCTTATATTAATTTTATCGGTTTAGCCGAAGAATATTCTAATATTTATATAGATCCTGATTCTGGAGATGATAATAATTGGGGGTTTTTCAGAAATGCGCCTGTTCAAACCGTTCAAGGTGCTTTAAATCGTTGTCGTCATGGGCATAAGAATATTATTTATTGCCCAGCAGGAAAAATAATTCCTACTAAACAACATATTGGCGCAGATCTTATTACTGATTTTATCTGGTCGCAAACAAATACATCAATAGAATTTGTAAAAGATGGACGAGGTAATAATCCAATAATTAATATTACAACAACGAATGATATATCACATATGATCCCATTGATGGATGTCGTGATTAGATTACGTGATATTAATGTAAGTCAGAAAAACTCCTCAAACCTGACCTATAGTTCAGTATTTTATTGTTCTGGTAATAATGATATTCATTTAATTAACTCTAATATCGATTTACAACATGCATTGTTAACTGCAAAGTATGATAGTGCATCGAATATAAGGGTTGTACATAGTGGTGGTGTACTTAATGGCGGTGCATACGCAAATACAAATAGCTATGCTGGAGGGATGACATATATAGCTGTTGCTAACAATACTACTGTATCCGGTACAGTTGTTGGTGGCAACTCTAAAACAATGAAATTAGTTGGTATTATTTAATATGCTAACCCTAGACGGAACTCAATTACCACTAAAAAACCTGCGCATTAGTGTCCGTCAACAATTGGCCGGAAAGGATATGTCTGGCCAATCGTCAGCGACCGACCAAGCGGAAACAGGTACTAAAGGCAAAGTGCTGGCAATTGCTGGCATCATCCCATTCAACCAATCAACGCTACTAACTCAAATATTCAGCATGGCAGATACTCAAGATAATGGTGCCCGCCATGTTTTCCGTATAAGCAACCGCACAGCGGAAACCCTAAAGATTCGCCAAGTTAAATTCCAAGGAACGATTCGTGCTGATGAACAAGCCAACTTAAGACAATGGCAAGTGGCCTTTGAATTAATTGAGCATTTATCAGTGCCGGAACGTAAGGAGCTGCGCCAACCGGATAAACCTGCCGCACAACAAAAAGTGCAAGGGGAAACCACGCCAGTAACCAGCACAGAACAAAACGATGATGTACCGCCAGATACTGCAGTGGAACTAACCGGAGTCATGGGCGTATTAAAACGGATTGATAACCAACTTGCATGAATAAAGACATTAATAGTAAATTCCTTTGCCGCGCCTATTTAGGTGCGGTAAAAGTTAAAACCAAAAGTCATCGTATCGTCTTTAATGAAAATATCCCCGGACGATGTACTATCACCGTTGAAGGTAGTCCCAACGTTAACACCATTGTTGCGGTCGATTTAGGTTGGGGCGATGCCATTAGCCGTGTGTTCTTAGGTTATATTGAACGGGTACAACCTGCCGATAATGGTTGGTCCGTTATCTTCTGCCGTGAATTATCCGCTATCTTGTTCAAACCATTAAACGTAATGATGCGCCACCCCATACTAATGCAGCTGCTTGGGGAAGTAACCGATAAAACCGGATTGCAATTTGTGGTACCAGAACGCGCCTATAGTAAGACGGCCATCCCGTGTTTTTATTCTGATGGTAACGGCTATCGCATTATGGACGAATTAGCCCAAGCATTTAGTATTGATGATCTATTCTGGCAGCAACAAGGCAACGGCCAAATTTACGTGGGAAGTTGGGCCGATTCTTATTGGTCAAATAAACCTATCACCATACCCGCCCAATTAATGACGGGCCAAACCGCCACCAAATCAGTACAAGTGCCAGCTATCCCTAAGTTAAAGCCCGGTGTGGTGGTTAATGGCTTGCGGTTATCAGCGGTTGAGTTTTCAGATACGGAGGCAAAGCTAACATGGAAAACACAATAAGGCGGATTATCTATCGCTTGTTTCCAGAGCTAACGGGTAAATGGCATTTGCCTCGATGGGGTAAAGTGGTGGCATTACCTGAGCTACCAAACGAGGGCGATTATTCTGATCGCTTTTATCCCCATTACGCGGTTGATATTGTATTGCTCGATGAAAAGGGCGTTGAATATAAAGACAAAGCCCCATTATTAGCAGTGCCGTTACCAGTGCCGGGATTAGGTGATCATGCTGGAAGATTAGAACCGCCCGCAATTGGCAGCATTGTAGAGATAGGTTTTATCTTTGGCCAACCGGATAAACCCTTTATTCGTTGCGTGCTGCCACTTGGATTTAAACTACCAGGAATAAAAGTAGGGGAAAGCCGTTACCAAAAGCGCAAAGGGGTTTACCAGCTAGTAGACCAAGATGGTAACTTTGTTGATGAAACCGATGTGCTAGCCTCGCTGCAGTGCAAAGTACGTAAGGTGTTAGCTTCTGAATCACAAAGCTATCAAAGCCCTAAGACATGGGTAGGTTCTGAAAAAGAAAATGTGCTGAGTTTACTCAGTGATCTAATGCAAGTAGTCACGGAGCTATCAAGTACCTTAGCCAGTCATACTCATAACAGCCCATGGGGAACCTACAACCCAACCTAATCAAAGTGACTACATTACAGGCCATGGCAAAGCATCAACCAAATTAAAGCAACGCTTGGATTCCATCACTAAATAAACCGCTCTAATAATACCTACTTCAACGCCCACACAAGGGCGTTTTTTTATGCCTGTCGATAAGGTATGGAACAACAATCACCAACCCAACCACGAAGTGCACAGCCCCTCACGGAATCTGTCACGGTGACGTAAACCCTACGGAAACCGCACTACTCCTCCCCACCTGCAGGCTTTACGATCTAAAAATTTTTACAGTTTTATTTTTCGCAGTTCTGGCTGTGTAGAACTGCAGCAAATTAACGCACAAGCCCAGTAATAGCGGGGCTTGGCAGCTTGAGTGATGCGCTTAAATGCTATTCAGAGCCTTAAATAAAATTTCAATGAATGATCTAAATTACACCTTTTTTCAGTTTAATGATCACGTTTAATGATCTTGGTTGATTGTTAAGTCATTGATACCATTGGAGGTCGTGTGTTTTTCGTGGCGTTTTTTGACAAACTAATGATCACGGTTGTTTTTCAGTAATGACACAATGCCAGTATTTGCGTGGGTTGTAGGGGGATTTGGAGAAATGAAAAACTGAAATTTATAGTTTGTGTTTTTTACTTTTTTTACTTTTTTTACTGATTTTACTATTATTTAGAGTGAACGTTCACTCATACAATATGAGTGTGGTATTATATTAGAATGTTGCTATTCAGACTTATAAAATACATTTATTACTTTCTTCATCGATCACCTATTAATAGATAAAAAACACACTCAATATCATGATATCGAGTGATTAAGTTGGTTATTGCTATTCGGTTTTGAAGATATGTTTTGTGTGAAAGTAAGAAGACTTATTAATATATGGCTATGTTAAAGCGGGGAAAATATGAGAACAAGTAAATATCGAATAGGTTCACTTTCATCTAGTGAGCCAAGGAAAACAGAATTCATGATAGAGCATAGATTATTGCCGATCGCTTGGTATAAAGATATGAGAGAAAAAACCAATATTTTGTGGCAATTACAAAATTTAGATCTGTCATGGCGATGTTGCCACGAGAACCATAGAGCTTTGCAACAATATGTTGAAAGTCACAAAAAGGTGCTTTCTATTTCTTCGGAAATACACCTTTTGACGGATGAAGTTCAAGATGCGTTTGTAAAATTATCTCAGTTAATTACTAACTCTCTGGTTTCGTATACAGTGTGTTTGAATATGTGTGAACAGTATATGGAAAAAGTATATACTAAAGATAACGAAGCATTTCAACTCTGGAATAACTTTCGGAAGGAACTCCACAAAGACACTTTTGAGTACAAGTTTGGTTATGTCTTGAGAAACTATACTCAACATTATGGATTACCGGTGTCTGAAATATATATATCAACGGATTCTGTTTCGTTGACAGATATTCAAGTTTTTGCGTTGACGGAAAAATTATTTAATGGAAGTTTTAAATGGCCTAGTGATTTAGAGAGTGTACTACAAGCGCTAGATTCAGGGAAAGTCGATATAAATTTAGTTTTAATAGAGTACTTGAAGTGTGTTGATAAAGTTTATGCAGGTGTATTACGTAGTCATATAGAAGAATTATCTGCTTGTGACATGTATTTGAGTAATCTATGCAGAGAATTCAAAATTAAGTCTTGTGAATATCCAGTCGTATTTAAAGGCGATATTCTTCAAGGTGACGAAGTTCCAAAAGAGAAAGAGTTTATCCCCGTTTATATTTTGAAAAGAATGAAGGAAATTTGGGTGGAGAAGTTGAGCTTCAATATAACAAAGCATTAA